AGATTCACCAGGAAAGGAAATGCCGCGGCGTCCTTTCCCAAAATATCCAAGAGTTGTCATTGTTGGGGCACCCCAACCGTTGGGGGTTTTTATAGTATAAAGCTCCCGCTTTCCGCTTTGCGGGTTGGGTAATATTATCCAACCCGCGAATGCCAGCTTTCCGCTTCAATGCCAAACGAGCTTTTCTCACGTATCCAAGAACTGGCGACCTCTCCGCAGAGCGCTTACTGTCCTTCCTCAGGGACGACAGAGGTGCTGCCTGGTATTGCGTTGCACTGGAACAGCATGAGGACGGGGGAAACCATCTTCACGCTTACGCTGAGTGGACCGGACGCCTCGACGTTAGAGACGAGCGACATTTTGACTTGGATGGATGTCACCCTAACATTCAATCCGTTCGAAACCGTACCAGTGTTCTTAAATACGTACAGAAGGGCGGAGATTATATCGGGAATTGCGAGACATCGTCATCTACTACAACCAGATATGGCGAGCTTATTGAGCGTGCCACAGGGGCTGCAGATTTTCTGGGACTCGTTGTTCAACACCATCCTAGAGACGCTGTACTTCATCTCGAACGAGTGCAACAGTTCGCTGACTGGAAATGGGCAGCGGAGCGCACTGAATACGTACCATCGTACACGACGTTCGCTGAACCACCAGGACTTTCAGACTGGAAGAATCTAAACCTGGGAGAAGTAAGTAAGTATTTTTTTCTTTTATATGTCCCCCCCCTACCCCCCCGAGGGGGGACGGAAGCTCCGGGGTCCTCCCCTCCCTTCGGGGGGTCCCCTCACCTCCGCGTCCATTTAAAATAATCTGATAAATAGGTGGTCGACCCCGGTCTTTGGTGGTTATATCCCCCTCACGATATGGAAAAACAGAATGGGCAAGATCTTTGGGACGCCATATGTACTTCTGCGGACAGTTCAACCTTGACGACTGGGACGGAGACGCAAGATACATCATTATCGACGACTTCGACGTCAAATACTTTCCCCAGTGGAAGTCCTTTCTGGGATGCCAGCGAACCTTTGTTCTTACCGACAAGTATCGAAAGAAGCGAACAGTCGAATGGGGACGACCCTGCATCTGGTTATGCAATCCTGAGTACGATCCTAGAGGAGAGTTACTTCGAAGCAGACAATGGTTAGATGTTAACTGTGACTTTGTGCATCTCAATGAGCCTTTATTCAATTAAAGTTCCTTGAAATACGTTATGATATCAAACGTGCCTACAATATCCTGCGCAACAAGAATGTTATTGGCATTAGTGTTACTAAACACTTGCAACGTCCAATAGTAATTCCATCCTTTGAGTGAGCGCGGTGCATCCAATTCGCCTTCGTCAAAATCACTTTGTTTCTTCCAACGACGGTTAATAGGAACATATAGATCGACATCCTTGAACGGTAGAGTCTTGTCTGGAGACATCCAATGCTCGTGCGCAGCAATAACAGTAACGTTGTCATTATCGACAATATCTATGCCAGACGCATTACCTACATAACGAGCAGATGGTTGACCAGCGATTTCAGCAGGCGTAGACTCGAAAATAGCTATGTTTCGTTCTCCGTCTTCAGCAGTTTGAGTTGGGTTAGTAAGAGCAGTAGTAGTGTTGCCATAAGTTGTAAAGCCTGCCGCCAGGTCAGCGAACTGCCGTGTCTTGAGCAGCATAATTCGAACTTTGAGGGTGTTAGTAGTCTGGTCGAGAGCAATACGACCACGAAGCCAGAATGCTTTGAGCCAAATATCATTCCCGGCCATTTGATTACCATCACTTCCAGTAGTAAGTGTGGACAAGGGGTCAGAAATATAGAGAACACGAGTTGTGCCATCACCGCATGTGAATGTCGCTTGAGATACGCTGTCTATCAAGCGCTGTCCCTCTTTCATCGACAGAATGACTGACTTGACCTTGGACTTGAATCCCTTTCGTCTTCGAAAACGTCTGGCCATTTTGAATCGTCTTTGTCGTGGTCTTCTCGAGCCACTTGTTAGGCGCCGACTTGAAAAGGCTTGTCTTACCGATTGGGGAACTAGTTGGTCGCCTGAAAACAGGTCTGCTGCGCCTTCGATTAATCCTGCTACCTCTGGTTGGCCGGCTGCTATAAGGCCGTCCTCGATTTCGTCCAATCGACGCCGTTTTGATGCAGAAGATTCACCAGGAAAGGAAATGCCGCGGCGTCCTTTCCCAAAATATCCAAGAGTTGTCATTGTTGGGGCACCCCAACCGTTGGGGGTTTTTATAGTATAAAGCTCCCGCTTTCCGCTTTGC